CTTGTTGGACACGGCGCACATCAACAACTCGGCCACGATGCTGAAGTTGAAGGGCGCCAAGATCAGTGGCCAGAGCCAACAGGTGGATGTCACCCAGGTCGTAGAGATTGAGGGCGCCCCTGGTGTGCAGGACATCCGGCAGATTGCCATGCCGATGCCGTTCAACCCGCCCTCGCAGGTTTTGTTTGAGCTTCTGGGCTGGCTGGACAAGGCTGCCAAGGGTGTGGTGAGCACCAGCGAGGAAAAGATCGCTGATGTGTCCGCCCAAGCTCCTGTGGGGACCACCCAGGCGCTGATCGAGCAGGGTGCCGCGGTGTTCTCGGCCATCCATGCCCGTCTGCACGACTCGCAGGCCCGCGTGCTCAAGGTGCTGTGCCGCCTGAACCGCTGGTACTTCGATGACATGCAAAAGGGCGATGTCGTTGAAGACCTAGAGATTTCCCGCGAGGACTTCTCCAAGAACACCGATGTGGTGCCTGTCAGTGATCCGCACATCTTTTCTGAGACCCAGCGGATGGCTCAGATCCAGGCGGTGCTGGCTCGCTCGGACAGGTCGCCGGACCTGTACAACCGTCAGGCGGTGGAGCAGCGTTTCCTCAAGCAGTTGAAGGTGCCCAACATCAACGAGCTGCTTAAAGACACGCCGGCTCCGGAGCAGCGCACATCCGCGGACGAGAACGCGGCGATGCTGATCGGCCAGCCGGCCTATGCGTACATGCAGCAGGACCAGATTGCTCACATCCAAGACCACCTGCAATTTGCGCTGAACCCGTTCCTGGGCCAGTCGCCGTTTGCGGATCCCAACTATCTGAACAACCTCATCGAGCATGTGAAGCAGCACATGACGCTGTGGTATCTGAACCGCTCCAACGGATATGTCGAGCAATCGATGGGCAAGCCTGTTGACAACTATGACAACCCGGCGCTGACCTCAACAATTGACAAGGTCTACACGACTATCGGCGGCCATGTGATGCTCGACAGCGAGCAGGTGTTTGGGCAGTTCCAGCAGGCATTGCAGGTGCTGGTGCAGATGGCTCAGCAGCGCAAGCAGACGCAGCAACTGTTGCCGCCCGATGCACAAGTGGTTAAAGACACCAGCATGGCTGAGACCCAGCGCAAGGCGGCAAAGGATCAGGCGGACATCCAATTGGCAAACGCTAAACTGCAAAAGGATATGCAGGAGCACGCGATGGATAATCAGACCAAGATTGCCATCGAAAACTCGAAACTGACGCATGAGACTATTCAAAACGTAGCTCAGGCACAGCAACCCCCGGCTCTGCCGGATCAAATGGGCGAGAGCCCGCAACCTGAAGGAGTTTGAAATGTCTACATCGGACAAGGAACAAATGGGCGAAGATGTGCGCTACCACGCACGACTGGCTATGGGCGCAAAGCTCGACGGCACCTCGCTGAAAGCTAAGGGCCAGCCGACCCCCGTCAAGAACACTAGCAAGCCTTCTGGCGGCCTGTCGCAAGCCAAGAAAAAATGATTGAGCAGTTGATCCATAGGATCAAGGTACGTCAGGCTGAGCTGCAAGTTTCCCTAGCAGCAGGGATCCCGGCAACTTGGGATGGCTACCAACGCATGGTCGGTGAGCATCAGGGTCTTCAGATGACCCTGACCATCATCGAAAACATGCTGGAAGAAGAAAAAAATCTAGATTGATAGCCCCACTCCGGGGTGAGACCGCACTGCAAAGTGCTTAACGATGCGCCTGAGATATGGCGTGAAGGAGTAGATAGAGTGAATGCTGTAGAAGAAAAGCAACATATCGTCGCTTTTGAGGCGACTGATGATGTGCCAACCCCTGAGGACATGGCCTGGGCGTTCCCCAGCGTCAATCCTGGCATGTCTCCCTTTGGAGGCCGGATCGTAGTTCAGCTACGTCGGATTAAAAAGAAGACTGCTGGGCGAATCATCCTTGTTGAAGAGACCAAGGAGAACGAGAAGTGGAACAACATGATCGGCAAGATCGTGGCAATGGGTCCGCTGGCGTTCAAAAACAAGGACACGATGGTTCCGTGGCCAGAAGGCACCTGGGCGCAAGTAGGCGATTTCGTGCGCGTTCCCAAATGGGGCGGCGATCGCTGGGAAATTAAGGTCCCAGGTGAGGATGATGCGGAAGATCCGGCTCTTTTCATGACTTTGAACGACCATGAATTGATTGCCAAGGTCACCGCGAACCCGCTTTCCTTCAAAGCCTATGTCTAAGGGGTAAAAAATGGCTGATCCAAACGAAAAAGACACTGAAATTGCCGTTATGGAGGCCCAAGACGGGTCTGCAACGGTCGATTTGCCCGCGGGCCTGATTGACGAAGACGGTCAAGAGGGTGCAAGCATGGCCCAAGGGGGCCAGCTTGATGATTCTGGCCCCAATGATGAGGATTCCGACCATCCTGGGGACAACGAAGAGCTTCGGCAGGCCAAGCGCAACCGTCGCAAGGCCAAAAAAGACCTGATTCGCAAGACAAATCAGGAAAAAGATGTGCGTCTTCAGCAATTGGCCCGTGAAAACGAGCAAATGCGACGCGACATCGACCAACTCAAGCGCAACACCAAGGCTGAGTCGGTCACCCGGCTGGAAAAGGGCATTGAAGACGCCCAGGTCCGCCTGGAATACGCCAAGATGAAGCTGGCGGAGGCCACTCAGAACCAAGACGGCGAGGCCATGGTGGAGGCTCAGACCCTCTGGCAAAGCGCTCAAGAGGAGGTTCGTAATCTGAGCTCCCTGCGTGAGCGTGCCGCGGAGGAGCTCAAGCGCCCCCAGCAGGATCAGTCGGTCCCGGACCCTTCGGTCCAGCGCTTGGCGGCCCAGTGGATCCGCAAGAACAGTTGGTACAACCCGGCCGGCGCGGACCCCGACAGTCGGGTGGCCAAGAAGGTCGATGAATTGATGGTGACTCAAGGGTGGAACCCGTCCGATCCCGATTATTGGGACGAGTTGACTACCCGTTTGCAAAAAGAGTTACCTCATAGATACAATGATTCCAATGACGACGAAGATGATCGTGTTGTCAGACGACCGAGGAATGTTGTGGGAAGTGCAGGACGCGAAGCACCGGCAGCTTATGGGGGCGTTAATCGCAACCAGTTCGTCCTTTCGCCCGATCGGGTGAAGGCGATGAAAGAGGCTGGCGCTTGGGACAATCCTGACCGCAAAGCGAAGATGATCAAACAGTTCATCGCTTAAGACCGTGCAAACGGCGACCGCAACTAATTCTTGGAGAAAACAACATGTCTGAATCTCGTCTCAAAAAATCTCTCAACGCTGGCAGCCGTCAAGACCGTGATAACGGGGAGTCTGGTCGTCAAGCGCCTGAGGATAAGTTCATTTCTACGCAGGAACGTCGCAGGATGTGGAGTGAGGAATGGACGCAATCAGCATTGCCGAAACTGCCGTCTATTGACGGTTGGCACCTTTGCTGGCTTTCAACAACCAACAGCTACGACAGCATCGATAAGCGGATGCGCCTAGGATACGTTCCCGTTAAGTCGGATGAGGTTCCTGGCTACGAAGAGTATCGCGTGAAGTCTGGTGAGCATGTTGGCTACATCTCCTGCAACGAGATGTTGTTGTTCAAACTCCCGATGGATATCTACCAAGAGGTCATGTCTTATCAGCATCACGAGCGTCCTCGTGAAGAAGCTGAAAAGATCCGTGTCCAAGTGGAAAATCTCCAAGGGCAGCGAGACAGCAACGGTCGTTCGCTGGTCCAAGTTGAAGGTGAAGGTATCGGCTCTATTGAATCGCAACCAACCCGATCGCCCGTATTTTCGGGCTAACAAGGAGTTATTATGAGTGCAACCTCTGCTCCGTTCGGTCTGCGTCCTGCGTTCCATCCTTCTGGTCTGGATCGCGCCCAAGCGCTGGCTAACGGTATCCCCTCGGCGTTCAACACTGACATCTTCAAAGGTCAGCCCGTTCGCTACCAAACCACCGCTATCGGTGGCACCATCGGCACCATCACCCCGGCCACCACTTCTGGTGCTTGGTCTGGTGCTTTCGCTGGCGTTCAGTGGACTGATACCACTGGCCGCGCTCGTGTGTCCAACTACTGGCCTGCCAACACCGCCTATACGACGGGTTCTTGCACTGCCTATTTCTACAACGATGCCAACATCGTTTATGAAATCCAGGCTGATGGCTCGATGGCTCAGACCACCATTGGTAACGAGTTCACCTTCACTAACGTGACTGTTGGTTCCACCACCACGGGTCTGTCGCGCTGCACTCTGGGCTCCGCGACCGCTGTTGGTAACGGTAACGCCGGTCAGATGCGTGTCGTTGATTTGGCTCCTTATGTGGACAATGACTGGGGCGATAGCTTCACCATCGTTCGTGTCG